TGTCTGCTCATCCGCGGGTATACAGTCGATTGACTACCTTTGGGGATTTCCGAGATGAGGTCGAGTTCTACAAGCCTTTTGGTTTCTTCGACTACAACAAGTTACAATTGGACGCACGTTGCGTTCTGTCTGATAGTGGCACGATCACAGAGGAGTCAGTTCTGCAGGGTTTTCCCGCGTTGAATTTGCGCGAGACACACGAGCGCCCCGAGGGCATGGAAGAGGCCGCGGTTATAATGACCGGATTTAAAAATGCAGTAGACTGCATAGCTGCCGCTGAGAGTGTTCAGCCTTTTGTACCGAGTGATTGGCGTCAACGAAATATCAGCGAGAAAGTTGTCCGCATCATTTTGTCGTACGTGGATTATGTGAATCGAAACGTCTGGAGGAAGTAATGAGTACCATTCTCATCACGGGCGGAACCGGCACCTTTGGCAATGCCGTGGTGGAACGGTATCTCAAGAACTACCACAGGATTCGCATTTTCAGTAGAGACGAAAAGAAACAAGAAGACATGCGGATTCGTTTGAATAACCCCCGTGTGGAATTCTTCATTGGCGACGTACGTGACGCAGCGAGTCTTGTTGCTCCGATGGAAGGCGTCGATTACGTTTTTCACGCCGCCGCATTAAAGCAAGTGCCGTCATCCGAATTCTTTCCGCTCGAAGCGGTCAAGACTAATATTCTTGGAGCGGAGAATGTGTTCAACGCCGCGATCAATGCGGGTGTGGGAAAAGTTGTCGCGCTCTCCACTGATAAAGCAGTTTACCCGATAAATGCCATGGGAATTTCGAAGGCGATGATGGAACGGGTCATGACCGCCAAGTCGCGCACTTCGAGCCATACGGTTTTTTGTGGTACCCGGTACGGAAATGTTCTTGCATCCCGCGGATCAGTTGTTCCGCTCTTTATAGATCAGATCAAGTCAGGGAAACCGTTGACGGTCACCAACCCAGACATGACACGCTTCATGATGACGATTGAAGAAGCGGTGGAATTGGTTAAGTACGCGTTTGAGCATGGCCAGCAGGGTGACATGTTCGTGAAGAAATCCCCCGCGGCAACCGTGCTTACAGTTGCGAACGCGATCAAAGAGATTTTGAATTCGGATGCGGAAATAAAAACCATTGGCACCCGGCATGGCGAAAAACTTTTCGAAACACTCGTCACTTCCGAGGAGATGTCCCACGCGCAGGATCATGGCAACTATTACCGCCTTCCCGCGGATACACGCGATCTGAATTATGCGTCCTACTTTAGCGAGGGTAAGGCGGCGGATGCGGGATCATATACGTCGCACAACACGTACCGGATGAACCTTGAAGAGACAGTAGCACTCCTGAAAGATTGGGTATGACTCGTGCAGAAATTTTTCGTGACATTTATCGTGGTAATCTGTGGGGAAACGTCGAATCCGTTTCCGGGGATGGCTCAGAACTTGAAGTAACAACCGGTCTTCGTGAAGCACTTCCGGCGCTGTTCCATGATTACGAAGTGGAATCGTTGTTAGACGCCCCCTGCGGGGATTTCAACTGGATGAAGACTGTGGCTCTACCGGACGATTACATTGGCATGGACATCGTACCAGAATTGATTGAGAAAAATAGGGACAAATATCCCGACATAGATTTTCGAGTTGGGGATATCGTGCAGGATAAATTGCCGTTGGTAGACATGGTTATCTGTCGAGATGGCCTCAACCATATGTCATTCGCGGACGCGATGAAGGCAATTGAAAACTTCCGCAGAAGTGCAAAGTGGCTGGCCTTGACGAATTTTCCTACTTATCTGGAGATAGTGGACATCGAGGCGGACTTACCGCCTTATGGGTGGAGACCAATCAATCTGGAATTGCCGCCTTTCTCATTGGGTCATCCCGTACGAACGATCTTTGAGGGCAAGTTTGAGAAATACCTAGGGGTGTGGGAAGCATAAATCGGGGGAGTCTGTGAGCGAAATCCATGTATCATGTATAATGCCCACTGGTGACCGCCAGCACTTGATAAGGTATGCAATTGAATCGTTCTTTGAACAGACGGTATCTGATACGGAATTGATCATCGTTGATGACGGGGAATTCCCAACTAGCATATTAGACAATCCCCGGATTCGATATTTTCACGTTCAGAAGATGACTATTGGCGAGAAGTTGAACTTTGCTTGTTTGCACGCGAGAGGAAGTATAATCTGCCGCTGGGACGATGATGATTGGTATGCATCAACCCGCATTGCCCGTCAATTAGATGAGTTGAGCAAGCCCGGCATTCAAGTCACAGGTTTCCACAGCCTGCATTACTATGACATGAAAACTGGCGGGATTTGGCCGATGCAGGTTAATCACCCGCTACCGCACGCCATGGGAACGTCCTTATGTTTCACGAAAGCCTATTGGCAGAATAACAAATTTCAAGCATTGAGTCGGTTTGAGGATACCCGATTCAGCGACCGGGCAAAGTCACAGGGGGTGTTATCCTCTTTCGATGGCAAACCGTATGTAGTCGCCCGCAAGCATGGTGCAAATATTTCTAGTTTTGGTCCGAATCCGAAGACGAACAAGGGCGAGGTTCCACAGGAGTTTCTGAAACGATTGGGAGGACAAATGGACAGTAACCACATCATACAATCTTTCTGGTCGGGCAAACTCACCACCATGGAGAAGTTGTGCATCCGCTCTTTCATGGCAAATGGACACGAGTTTCACCTTTATACCTACGGAAAATTGGAAGGCGTTCCGGAAGGTTGCATCGTAAAGGATGCCAACGAGATTATCTCGGAAGAAAAGATTAAGCAACTCCCTTGTGTGCAACAGTCCGCGGACTTTTTCCGTGTGGCAATGTTGTTGAAGAAGGGTGGTTGGTATGTGGATATGGATAGCGTTTGCTTGAGACCATATGATTTCGCCGCTGAGTATGTGTGGGCTGGCTGTGATTCAGATAGCACGGTACTTCACAATTCCGCCATCAAGGTTCCGGCAAACAGCCCGATTATGCGGGCGTGGTATGATCACATCAATAACAAGAATGCTGGTCAGTTAGCGGGGTTAGCATTTCAAGAAGTAGGTCCAGAGTTGTGTGCTAAACTCGTGATCCAATTTGGATTGCAGAGATACATCGTGCCTCGGTATATGTTTGATCCGGTACATTATGACCGGGCCGCACAGATGGTTGACCCGAATGTGACTTGGGATTTAAGCAAGTCATATTCTGTTCATCTTTTTCATGCGGCATGGCGCGGGCAGCATGAAGCCCACCAACGTACGGATTATGGTAAGTTGACTGGTACCGATGATAAGTTTCCAGAGGGATGCCTGTACGAGCAGTTGAAGCGGCGTTATCTACGAAACCCAAAAATTTCCATCGTCATAACGACGTACAACCGCGCCAATCAATTGCGGAAGACGTTTGAAAGTTTCGTGACGCAACCCGCTTATAAGGATTGTGAAGTTATCGTAATTGACGACGGCACGGATGCGGAGACACCCACATTGTGCAAAGAATACGGTGTTGAGTATGTCCACGTTGGTCGCGCAGGTGTATATCGAAACCCTGCACAGCCTATCAACATCGGCCTGCGTCGGGCACAAGGTGATATCATCATCCTTCAGAATGCGGAATGTAAGCATTCCAATCCAAACACTATCGAGCTTCTGACTTCTCAAGTAACCGATAACAACGTCGTATTTGCTCTTGTCATAGATTTGTTGGAGAATGGGGAAGAGTACGGTATTACATATTGCGGGAAGTTAGCACAACGACCGTTCTTTTTCTGCGGAGCCATGAAGCGTTCATGGTTTGTGAAACTCCGCGGGATGGATGAAGACTATCCGTGCGGCGGATATGATGACGGCGATTTTGCTGACCGTCTGAAACATGAAGGTGTCAAGATCGTGTACAGTGATGTCAAAGTGCATCACCAATGGCACCCGCGACCGAAGTACAGTGATAAAGCCGCCCGGCAGGTATACGAGCAAAAGACCGCGGCAATGGCGGCTGGTAAGATCACCGCAGTACGGAATCTTGGCCGGGAGTGGGGGGCATTAGACCCTATAGAGATACCATTGACTTGGATTGCTCCCAATGTAGCACCCGTAGTACCCGCACCAAAAACACCATTATCTCCTAAACGACCATACAAATATGGAGATAATACTTTAACAGTAAACTGGTGGGACCGCCACCCAAGAAAGTAAAGGCGGGCGATAGAATGACAAGGAGATATTTATGAGTTTGGACGGAGCAACTTTATATAGACGGGGAAGCGCAGAACCCGGCGAGCAACCTAACGGTATTGCCGCACAGTATCAACTTAGCGCAGTAAAAGGTCTCGCTTCGACGGCGATTCACGGGATTGCGACAAACGCGCAGCAAACGCTTGGTGGGCCGGTGCTTAATATCACTGGGCACGTACAGCCGGGTGGGGCGGGGAAACCACTGATCGAAGCTCGTATTCAAGATGCGACCGATTTAGTGTGTAACAATGGTCCTTTGGGAAATACGCTTCCAAGTACGGCGGGCGAAGGTCTTGTCCCGGTTCAGAATACAGCGCAAGACCCGACCGCAGGATTGTCGTTGTCTCCGCAGCACGAGTAGGTTGTTGGTTACTAAAAGAAAAACGGGGCATCCGTTAGGTCGCCTTTGGCCAACCGTCACGTTTGTCCCTTAATTTTTTGGAGGCGATATGCAGTCAGATAGACAACTCAAGCTCGCCTATAACCAATATAATAAGAAATTCTGGAACGGCGAATTACCTGACGCAGTAACCATCTGGGAACCGACAGCCAAGTGTGATGCGATTTGCTGTCCGGTTTTTGAAGTCGCAGATGGCGTGTTCGAGATTAAAATCGATCCTGCGTTAAAGGGCGAGCCTTGCTACTGGCGCATTGTACTTTTGCATGAGATGTGCCACGTCGCAATTTGGCGGCAACATCTGAAGCACCAACACGGGCGACCTTTTCAAGAAGAAAAGAATTGTATTTATGCGATGGGAGCGTTAAAGAATTTGTGGTAACCATTTTAGGAGGAGTATGGCGAAAAGGAAAAAAGACCAAGGTCTCAATTTCATAGCCGCCGCTTACAAGCGAATCATGCTTAATGGTGGCGCAAAGGGACCATTTGATCATAAGCAATTGACGGTTATGCTGAAAGCTGCTGACCGGCTTGCTCTAATGGATAAGGTATTTTCCGCCGAGCAACTCGCAGCAGCAGACGCAGGGAATCTGTCAAGCTCCTCCATTACCGAAGATCAGATACTAGCCGATATGCGGGCGAAACATCATGGAGGAGTGAATGCAAATACCACAGGTCAATAAAGCACAAGTCGAGGGTTTTGCGAAGGTCTGGAGGTATAAGGGTCTTTCGATGATCCTTAATGAAATGCACGTTCAGTTTGCGACGGACTTCGCGAATGTAATGCTGAAGAATTTTGTGATGCAAGTCGCGGCCCAGCAGCAAGCGGCGGCAAAGGCGAAGAAGATTATTACGGAGGGGGTATGAACGGTTGTTCTTACGTATTACCGAAGTTTACATTGCCCGCGAGTAATAATGCATCACAGATAAAATGGGATTTGGCATTCCTGACTAAAGAAGAATTTATCGCTAAGCACGGCCCGAGGGCGTATGAAAACGCCAAAAACTCTTAGGGGTGCTTTGCAACAGATTGAACGGATGCTGAATAAACAACCATACAGTGCTGACCTTTGGGACATTCTCTCAGCAATACGTGGACCCGATTCCCGAAAATGGGGAATCAAAGACGCCACGACTACGATAATTCGCAGTGAGGCATTTCCTAAACATCCATGCGAGGAGAGAAGTTTCTATGGATGGGATAATAAGAGAAAAGTCACAGTTCGAAAAAGACTCTTCAAGAACAAGGAAGATTCTTACCATTTTCGTATGCACGTCGAAGAAGCCTTTAACGCTCTTGGCCTAAAACTATTTGAGGAGAACTGATGAGGCAAATAATCGACGGTCTGTGGGTCGGCGGTGATAAGGATGTGCCCGAGGCAAAGAAACGTGGCTATGCCCGTCTGTCTGCTACTAAGGATGGTCCTGACAGCCATCGAGCCATGCTTGGATATACCACTATGGGTGCTCCGAAAGGCTCAGACTATCTTTTCGCTCGCAAGGGTGATTGGATGGCCTTGAACCTGATCGACACAGATGATCATGAGTTCATTTCTGAGGAAATGCTAGACGCCGGAATTAAGTTCATTGCGGAAATGATGGACAAGGGCAAGCCTATATTAGTATACTGCAACGCCGGTATGTCTCGCGGTCCTTCAATGGCGTTCATGTATCTTCGTAGTGCGGGGGAGTTACCTCAGCCGTTTAATCGGGCGAGACACATTTTCAAAACGCTATACCCCCCGTTCGATCCCGGCCATGGCATGGAATTTTGGGCGCGGGCGAAATGGAATACTTTGGAGAATATTTATGCCAGACCAGCTCGATCTAAGTAAAAGACTTTTGAATATGGGTGCCGGAAGCCGTGAAGAATCGGGCCTAGGTAACCGCAAGCAGAATGTGGAAGAGTACGAGAAGGCAGTAAGCGGCCCTGTTGACATGCCAAAGGCGAACCCCCCGCAGAAGGTTGACAAGATTCATCCGGGTGCCAAGTATGGGGATAAACCGCCCGAGAAGCGAATCAATGTTGACCAGTACATAAAGCCGCTGGGTAGTTTTAAGCACGGCACTGATTACGTTCCCAAGACGGGGAACTATACGCTACATGAGGGCGAAAAAGTTACATCAGCGAAGGACAATATGGCAGATAGCAAAGTGTTCGATATGGTTCCTGGCAAATCGGCTTCCGAGAAAAAGCCTGCGAAGCATATTAAGGAAATTCGTACTACTCGTGCACACGATGGAAAGTTAATTCATACTCATGTGCATCATCATCCGGCCCATCATCCCGATGAGACGCATGTCTCGAATGACATGTCTGATCTTCACAATCATTTTGAGGATCACGCCGGTACGCCCAATGAGGGAGAGGAAACTCCTGCGGTGGGAGCACCTGCTCCTTTGACCGCATCAGCTCCTCCGATGCCGGGTGTCGCACCCGCAGGACCCGCAGGAGTAGGAGCATAGTATGGCTGAACACACACCGGAAGAAAAAGCCCATTTCGCAAGAGGCATGCATAAGTTGCATGGCGGGGCATTACATCGTCACTTCGGAATTCCAGAGGATCAGCCGATCCCAATGGAGAAGAAGCAGGAAGCGGCCAACAGCGATAACCCGCATACTGCCGCCATGGGCAGAATGGCCGTCGCTATGCATGGTTGGCATCACCCCAAGAAATAAGTTCATCTCCTTCGGACTAATTACCCGAAGGCGGGCGGTAGCTTCCTCTACCGCCCAATTCTCAGGAAAGGAGAATTATGCCTTACAAAGATCCCGAAGTGCGCCGTAATCGGGCTGCACAAAATCATCAGAGACGAATGCAAGACCCTGTATATAAGGCGATGCATATCGCTAACAGTGAGCAATGGCGTAAAGCACATCCAGAATACGTTGCTAAACGGAATAGGAAGCATCGTCTAAAGATTCAGTATAAGTGGACTCCTGAGATTTGGGAATCAACTTTTGAATCTCAAGGACGATGTTGTGCCGTCTGTGAATCTACGGAACCGGGAAAGAACGGGTGGTCTGTTGATCACGACCATGCATGCTGTTCAGGACGGATAAGTTGTGGTAAATGTGTAAGAAGTATTTTATGCTCTCGATGCAATTCAGGTCTTGGCTCTTTTCGGGACTCTCCTGAATCGCTTCGCAATGCAGCGAAGTATATTGAAAGGTGGAAAGACTTTATGAAGAATAGTAAGACAGCAGAGAAACACGTTAGTGGTCCACAGACGGTTGGTGTGTCTGGACCCGGCCCCTTCAAAGGGACGAGAGCGGGAGAGAAGCGTGCAGGTAGTACGAAATATGTCGATTATCCCGGCCAGCCCGAAGGTAATATGAATTACAAAGGTGCAGTCGGCGATTGCAAGTAAAAGGTTAGTGAGGAGTCATGAGGGTCGATCAGTTAGAAACATGGTTTAACAAGCACAAGGCAGACACCAATTATCAGCACAAGGATATGCCCCTCGACATCATGGCTCACAATGCGTACGAAAGTTTCGAGCGGTTGACAGACCCTATCAAGAAGAAAATCATTGCTGTTTGTAAGGCATACGGGGTTATCACAGATGATCCCGCATCACAAGACCGCATGCTCTTGTATCGGTACATGGCCCAAACGAATTTATTCGCGCTATGCCATTTGCTGGAAAAGTACAGGGATACGACGGATAAGACTTACATCTGGATTGATGGAACGGTTCACAACACTCACGAGGAAATCTGCAACGAGTTTTTCGTCCGCAAGAATCCCCTGATTCCTACTTTCAAGGAGTTCGCAACGCAGTACGTCGACCAGAAAGAGCGACTATTGCTCGTGCCTAGAGGCGGCTTTAAGTCGTCGATTGACATGGCGGACGTAATTCAGTACATCCTTAACTGGCCAGAAATTACGATCATGATCCTTACGGGCGTGCTCGATCTAGCGGTTGATTTCGTAAAAGAAATCAAGGGACATTTCAAGTTGGACGACAGTGATCCTGACGCTGAGAATCTGTATCACACGAAGAAGTCGATCAAGCCGCGCATGATGCCGGATGGGTCAATATTTCTATTTCAGGTACTATTTCCTGAGCATTGTATTCCTAAGGACGACGGAACACAGCAAGAGTTTCAAACTCCTGCGTCGGCATTTGTTGACAAGGAATGTACGGTGTTCGCAGCATCCATTGACCAGAACTTGTCAGGATGGCACGTCGGCGTCATGAAACTGGATGACGTTGTAACGAACGAGAATAGCCGGACGGTTGACCGAATCAAGAACGTCAACAAGCAGGTTAGCATCAATAAAGCCATGAAAGTCCCGTACGGATTTTACGATAAAATCGGGACATGGTACGACTCCGACGATACCTACGGACAGGACATGAAGCACATTGAAAAATGTGTCAAAAATGGTGATCCTGTAAAGATGAAGGTATATTTACGGCCTGCATGGTGGCCGAATCAGGCTGCTGTAAAAGCAGGCAAAGTTGAGAGCGAAATGGTAGAGTCTGATTGGGAATTGTGGTTTAACGTTCCCGGCCAGCTTACCTACGAGTTTCTAAAGGGCGAGTGTCACGACGTAGAAGGATTTGCTGTAAAATACCTCAACGACCCGACCAAGGCCCACGTTGTAAAATTTCCGTTGGAATTGCTTCATCGGAAAACGATCAATTCCAATTTACTGCCGCAGACGGGATTTGTGGTTACCTGTATAGACACTGCTTACTCTACGAAAAGTTGGGCGGACTATACAGTAATTCTGACATCTTTAATTTACGGAGGGCGGTTTTACATCATTGATTGCCAACGCGGTCGATGGAATGAATATGAGTTGCCGGGTAAGATAGCCGCCGTCGCAAACCAATGGAAACCATCACGCATGTGTATCGAAGATTCGGTAGGCGTGAAATGGTTAGGAAAAGAAATTTATCGGGAAATGGACAAATTACGTGTTCGTGTTCCTATAGAGTTCGTCCCGCTCGGTCAAGGAAACAAGAAGAACGCAAAAGATATGAAGGCGAAGCCGGTGCTGAGGTATCTTGGTGACGACAGGCTTCTTTTTGCGAATCAATGCGTCGGACTCGAAGAGTTGTATTCCGAATTATCCAATTTCGGAACTGCGGCTTCTACACATGATGATATCGTTAGTGCATTGTCGATTTTGGTAGATCAGTTTTCTGGGTATGCTGATATGGAAGGTAAGCGTCAAGCGGCCAGCCCCGATTTCGGCATCTCCAGCCAAGCACAACAGCAATATGACCATTTGTACGGTAAAGGGACATATGCCAAATGTTTTAAGCAGAGGGCGTTGAATGCTGCGTTGGAAAATCCCGATCTTTCAGCGCGAGAGGCAGTACAAGCTGAACAGGTGATGGCGGCGGGGTATTGCGATCCATTTGAAGAAGCAGGAATTTATGGTTGACAACTGTTGGGGAATATGGTATAGTTAATTATGCATATTTACGCAATCACAAATACGGTGAATTCCAAGATTTACATTGGGCAACATTCAGGAGATGACCTATCAACATATCTCGCTTTGCAGTGTCGTCGAGCTATATCTGGCGGTAGAACCAACGACAAGCCGCTTCTATACCGTGCCATACGAAAATATGGTCCTGAGGCGTTTGTGATTTCATCACTAGTTCGTCCTTGTGATAAAGAGCAAATGAACGCCTTAGAAAAGTTTTTTATTCAAACTCTTGATTCAAGAGATTTGGAAATTGGTTATAATTTGGCGGAAGGTGGCCTAGGCGGGGCAACTCGTGAGGGATGTACGAATACTGAACACCAAAAATTAGCCGTTGCTTTAGCCTTGACGGGACGACCCAAATCACTAGACCATCGTAAGCATTTGAGTGAGTCCAAGAGAGGAATACCGTGTCCTGCGGTAATCGAATCAAATATCAGGAGACGGTCGGAAAATCCGAGTAAGGCAGCTCTAGCAAACCGAAAATATCGAGCTGCGAAAAAGGAACGGGAGGCACATGCCTGAAGTGACTGATGCAAAAATTCAGTCGGACGGTAACGCACACAAGCCACTGACTGCTGAAAATTTTACCCCAGCGGGCGATATCAAAGGAACTCAAGGTGATCCAAAAGGATTATCCTCCGATTTAGCTTTGGTCGTCGGCTCTGCACAAGCTGCGAGAGATTTTCTTCTCCAGAAACAGTAAACAAAATCTGCTGTTTTAAAACCCACTCTGATTGACTCGGAACCCTGAAATGGAGACGAGGCGGAAGCGAAAGCACCGTGAGAGACTAAGTGAGAGGGCGTCTAAAGACGAAGCAATAGTCCGAACTTACGAGGAATAACAACCGTGAGAGGTCAGCAGAAATGTCTGATCCTGCGAAAGCAGTAACAAATTTGGGAATTTGCTCTGGCGTCAAGAGTATTGCGCCAGTAAAACCTACTCTAATTGACTTGAACGCTGAAATGCCAACAAGGGCGAAGCCGCAAGGCACGCTGAGAGACTAAATGAGCGGGCACCTAATTATGGGTGATGCGATAGTCCGACCATACGGGAATGTAACCGTATGAGATAAGCAGAAATGACTTATCCTACTAAGTGCTAGTAGCAACAACGGTGGATGCCGACCTTCTATTTCAAGCACCGCGTCCGATGACTGTTTACGACAATACTTATGTCCTCGAACCGAATATACAGCGGTTTACTGTTGCGAAGATTGTGAATTCAGTAGTTCCACAACTGTACAAAGGTCTCTTTTACGATGACCCGCCGATGATTCTACGACCGCGACCCGGCGAACATCAGAATATAATTGATGCAAAGACAGCACTATTTTCGTACATTCTGGACAAGAGCAAATTCAAGACCGAAACAAAATGGGGTCTTGAGACAATGGCTCACCTAGGAACGGGAATTTGGAAGTGGGGATACGACTGGACTGAAATTGTTACGTCCCGGCGCAAAGCCGCTATTCTAAAGGAAGACGTAGGACCAGACGGACAAAAGACTACGATAAGCGTTCCGTTAGATCAGCCGCCAGAGATCACGACAACTGTAAAATCTGTCCCGATGCCATTCTTCGAGCATCGTCCTCTGGACAAAGTTCTTGTGGACCCGAAACTAGATGTCCCCGATATCCGAGATGCGAAGTGGGTTG